CCTGCACCGCCACTGCCTACAACATCGACGCCCCCAACAGGAAATCCCGCTCCCGGGATGCCTGCAGCGAATCCACAGACCGGACTGGTTGATACGATCTTTAACCTGTACAACCCTGAGCGTTTCGCGTACCTGTTTGACCAAGGCAACGGAACATAGAAAATGATTGAACGACAAGAGATTGGCGGCCCGCTATCAGCTGATGAGCTGGAAGTGGAGATCGCAGCCCCCGGCGCATTCGAAAGAGGTGTGTCCGAAGGCGCGTCTGTTATCCCTATGGATGATGGCGGCGCCGAAGTGGAGTTTGGTCCGGGCGGTACGAGCGCTGCAGACTATGACCCGGAGGGCAACATCGCCGAGCAGATGGACGACAGGGAACTGACCGCTCTTGGCAATGACATCTTGGGCTTCAAAGACGAATTCAAAGAGAGCCGCAAGGACTGGGAGAATGCCTACGCCAAAGGCCTGAAGATGCTGGGCTTCAAGTTTGAAGACTCGCGGCCCGATGCCCCCTTCGAAGGCGCGAGTGCCGTGCACCACCCTCTGCTGGCCGAGGCCGCGACCCAATTCCAGTCACACGCGTATAAAGAGCTGTTCCCGAGTGCTGGCCCTGTACGGACCGCGATCCACGGTGAGAAGACCCCGGAGCGCGTATCACGTGCCTCGCGTCTTAAGACCTACCTGAATTACCACTTGACAACCACCATGGTGAACTTCGAAGAGGACTTCGACTCCATGCTCTGGTACCTGCCACTTGCTGGCAGCACGTTCAAGAAAACCTACTACGACCACGACGCAGGACACGAGCAGTCTGTGTTTGTCCCTGCCGAGCGCATCTTTGTGCCTTATGGCACAGGCCATCTTACTGAGTGTCCCGTGATCATCGAACTGATCGACATGTCCTTGGATGAGCTGACCCGGCATCAGACGTCAGGGTTCTACAGCGACATCGACGTGCACAGCTCCCTTATGGACACGGCGGACTCCATCCGCGTTGTGCAGGACGAGATTGCAGGGGAGTCCTTGCCGACAGGCGAAAGCGACTTCACCGTTCAAATTCTGGAAGCCCACATTGGATTGACCCTTGAAGGGTTTGACCAAGAGGACGAGGCCAAGACACCCTACATTGTGACAGTTCTCGCAGACACAGGTGAAGTCCTGTCTGTCCGTGAAAGCCGGGATCCGAAGCGCTCAAACCGCAAGCGGGAATACTACACGCACTACAAGTTCATGCAGGGCTTTGGTTTCTACGGAAACAGCCTGATCCACATGATTGGTGGCCTGAACAAAGCTGCGACAGGTGCCCTTCGTGCCCTGCTCGACGCGGGTGCGTTCTCGAACCTGCCTGCTGGCTTCAAGGCACGTGGGCTGCGGATCGAAAACGATGGCGAACCTTTCAAGCCCGGACACTTCCAAGACGTGGACGTGGCTGGCGGAACCATCCGCGACGCTGTTATCCCGCTGCCCTTCAAGGGTCCGGACCAGACATTGTTCGCGCTCCTCGGCTTTTTGGTCAGTGCGGGCCAGCGATTTGCTTCTACAACTGATCTTCAGGTCGGCGAAGGCAACCAAAACGCTCCTGTTGGCACAACAATTGCGCTCCTTGAAGGGGGCCAGCGTGTCCTGACAGCTGTACATAAGCGTGTCCACCGTGCCCAAAAGCGCGAATTGGAGCTTATCACAGGCCATATCATGGAGAACCCGCGCGCGTATCCATCCTTTATCAGCGGTGACGACGGTGAGCTTGGCCCAGCTGACGATCTTCGCGACGATGTAGGCATCCTGCCTGTCACAGACCCTGAGTTCTTCTCACAGGCCCAGCGTATCGCGCGGGCGCAGACCCAGCTCGAGCTCGCCAAGTCGGCGCCAGACATCCATAACCTGCCGGAGGCGTTCCGGATGATGCACGAGGCGATTGGCTCAACAGATATTGACCGCCTGATGATCACCGATTCCACCGATCATGGCGAACCTGTCCCCAAAGACCCGGCTATGGAGCATATCGACGCCTTGGAAGGCGTCCCGCTGACTGCGTTCGAAGGACAGATGCACGATGCCCACATCCTCGGGCACATGCTTCAGGGCGTATCGCAAATCACTCAGTCCAACCCGAAGGCAATGGTGGAGCTGCACAAGCACATACTTGAGCACATCCGCTTGAAGGCCAAGGAGCAGGTCAAGGCCCAGCTTGAAGAGGCCCAGCTGTCCGAAGAGGAAATGATGGACCCAGAGATCGCTGTTGCCTTCGATGGTATGCTGGCTCAGGCGATCGCCGCCGGAATGCAGGAAGCAAAAGAGCTGTCCATGCAGGTATCGGGCGGCGGACAGCCTCCACCAGACCCACTGCTGGAGCTGAAAGGCCAAGAGCTGGCCGACCGCAAGGCTGCGAACGAGGCACAGCTCCAGATCGATGCTGGCAAGCTCGAGCTGGATCGGGAGAAAGCGGCCCAGAAGGCCCGCGAGTTCCAGCTGCGCTTCAACCAGACGAACCAAATTAATCAGGATCGCCTTGACAATCGGCTGGATGCCATCAGACTGCAGAAACGAGTTAACCCCAACCCCGGGCAGTGACAGAAGTCAATTCGCGATGTGGAATAGCTTGTAAGTCGAATATGTCCGAACCCAAGACCACAACACCCGCGGCGAGAGTGGACAAAAACTGATATGGGGCCACTCGTCTCGCCCGTGTCACGCTATTCGTGGCGAACCTACTTGCCCCGGCCTCATCACACGGTGAGCCGGGGGTTTTTAGGCCTTGCACATCCGAGTCGTTGTCCACACCTTGCAGATTCTCTGGAAGTAGTCTCCGTGAGGAGGGATGTCCGGACCCCATGTGTTGATTGCAACGACGTGGGATAATTCGTGATAAATCACACCCTTAAGCATGCGCTCGTTCCCAAGCATCTTCGGGGACAGCCTGATAATCCAGTGCCCGTCCTCGTACAGGGAGGCCTTGCCCAAGAAGGTGCTACCGAGGTCCTCTAGGATAACCGTTGGCATCTCCGTCAGGCCCATCTGGTAAGCCTGTTCGTGGACCATATGGGTAAGTGTGGCGATATCGTTCGCCGCCGGGGGCTCCCGGCCACAGGATGTAGTGAGTGCGATCGCGAGGATGCAAAGGATAAAATATTTCATTCGGCACCGTAGCATGACCTGCTCGGAAGAGCCATCGTTTATCGTGCCCTTTGGTTGACATCCTACAATATGGTATACTACGTTCCCGGCATACCATAATCAGAGACATAAAGGTCCTGCAAAATGCAATACAGCGAATCGTTCGAACGAGCAATGGACGTCATTCTCCCTGTCGAAGGGGGATTCGTTGATCACCCCGAAGACCCGGGCGGCATGACAAACCGAGGTATAACCTTCAAAACATACATGAAATTCCTCGGTCACGAGCCGACGCGCTCGGAGATGCAGCTTATGCCCGTCTACCACGCGAAGGCAATCTACTGGGAAAACTACTGGAAAAAGGCGGGCTGTGATCAGCTGCCGGAAGGTGTTGACCTGTTCGTGTGTGATGTAGCCGTGAATAGCGGTCCGCGGACCGCGGTCAAAATGCTGCAGAGAGCGGTTGGCGCCCGAGTAGACGGCGTCCTCGGTCCACGGACCGTGGACAAGACATTCGCCAAGAACCCGCTGGAGACCATCAAAGCGATGCAGAAGCTCCGCGAAGCCTTCTACAGAAAGCTTAAGACATTCAAGACGTTCGGTCGTGGATGGTTGAAGAGAAATGACCACGTCGGCGCAGCCGCAGCAACCCTAGCAGGAACAAAATAATGGACACATGGTTAAAAGGGTGGGTTCTGAACTCACGTAACGGCGCGATGCAGTACGTCATGAGTGGGTCGTGCAAGACCTTCGATGAGTACAAGTTCATCTCTGGCCAGATCGCGATCCTCAACAATCTCGAACGGGATATGGACACTGAGATCGCAAAACGCCGCAAGGGCGAAGACGACGAGGGAGACGAGTAGATGGCTAAAACAGCTAAAGTCGTCGAGAAGATAGGCTCCTTTACTGACAATGCCTCCCCTTCTTCCAGCTCGATCGACCTCAAAGGAGACAAGCCTGAATGGCTGGCCCAAGCGTATGAGGGATCAGAGTTCCTGAACCCGGAGCATCTCCGCGACGAGAAGCTGACCGAGCGCCTGCCAAACCCTTCGGGGTACCGCATGCTGGTCCTGCCTTACCGAGGCAAGCGAAAGACGGGCGGTGGCATCCTGTTCGCCGACGAGACCATGGATCGCAAGCATATTGGTTCAACCGTTGGCTATGTCCTGAAGCAAGGGCCTCTATGCTATCAGGACGACAAGTTCAAAGGCCCTGATGGCGAACTCATTCCTTGGTGCCAGCCGGGAGACTGGGTCCTGTTCGCGCGGTACGCCGGAGCACGGATGAACATTGACGGGGGCGAGGTCCGCATCATGAATGACGACGAGATCATGGGAACAATCATGTACCCTGATGACATCTATGGAGCTATATAATGGCCGACACTGACTTTGAAATTGATGTTGCCGGACCAGATGACGTTGAAACCGACGTCGTTCTGGGCGATGGCGCGCCCGCAGCTGCTGCCGCAGTTGAACCGGACGAGATCGTCGTTGACGACGCCCCGGCTGCCAAGGCAGACGAGGCGGCTGAGTATTCCGACCGCGTCTCCAAACGCATTGGTAAGCTGACCCGGCGCGCCAAGGAAGCCGAGCGCGAGCGTGACGAGGCCGTTAGCCTCGCCCGAAACGCACTTAGCCAGACGAAAACTCTGGACAGGCAGGCCCTCGCCGAGCATACCGCCCGCCTCAATGGCGAGCGCGAGTCTCTGAAAACCAAGCTGAAGAACGCAAATGCGTTGGGCGACTCTGACGGAGCCACTGATCTCCAAGTAGAGCTCGCAGACAACTCCGCTGCGCTGCAGCTCGCCTCACAGGCAAACCGCCGCCAAGAGTCTGATCAGGCCGCAGCGCCTGCAGCTTCTGCCCCCGCACCACGCCAACCCGCTGCTGCAACCCGGCCTGATCCGGAAGCAGAAGACTGGGCCGCGGCCAACCCGTGGTTTGGTGAGAACCAGACGGCTTCATATAAAGCCCTCGCAATCCATAAGGATTTAGTGGAGGAGGGATTTGACACAGGGACGAAGGCGTATTACAGTGAGCTGGATTCTCGGATTGATGACGAAATGCCTGATCTCCGTGCCAAACCTTCGAGGACTGCCCCCACCGCCCGTACGGTTGCAGCCCCCTCGCGAACCGCCCCCGGCGGGACAAGAACAACTGGGCGCCGGACTGTACGTCTAACGAAGACCCAAGTGGCTCTCGCAAAAAGACTAGGGCTCACCCTAGAACAATACGCAGCACAAGTGAAAGGTTAAGCCTATGGCAACCCCCAAAGAGGAGGGCGCCCAGCGCTCAACCCGATCCGCGACAACCCGGGAAAAGACTACACAGAAACGTGTGTGGACCCCTCCCTCAGCACTAGATGCTCCCCCTGCCCCGGATGGGTTTACCCATCGGTGGATTCGCGTAGAATCGCGAGGCCACGACGACATGAAAAATGCTTCAGGTCGAATTCGAGAAGGCTTTGAGCCAGTTCGAAAAGACGAATACCCGGATTTCGAAGCCCCGGTAGTCGAAGAAGGCAAGTACAAAGGGATATTCGGTGTAGGTGGCCTCGTACTGATGCGCATACCCGTGGAAATCTCAGAGTCCCGGAGAGAGTACTTCGACAATCAGACCAGAGGTCAGATGCAGTCGGTGGACACGAACCTGATGAAAGAGAACTCCCACGAGACCATGCGGATTCAGAAGGCTAACCGATCGTCAAAAACAACCTTTGGCGGGCCAAAACCAACCAACTAACGGCCTGCCTACAATTGGATAGGATTCCAGAATGGCAAACTCAGAAACTGCCTTCGGCCTACGTCCAGTGGGTATCGCCGGTTCAGCGTATAACAGTTCCGGTGTGACTTCGTACGAGATTGCGTCCAACAATACGAACGCAATCTACCAGTATGGCATTTGTGTCCCCCTCGCGGGTGGCGTGATTGACTTTGCTGGCGCTACCAGTGGTGGCACTACGCAGGCCCTCGGCGTACTCCTCGGCGTGAAATACGTAGACTCGGTCTCGAAAAAGCCGACCTACTTGAACTACTGGCCCGGCTCAGGCTCCGTGTCGGTTGACACCAACTACCCTGTGCAAGCGTTCGTGTGTGATAACCCGAACCAACTGTTCGTCGTTGCAGCTGATGCAACGCTGACCAACCGTGCAACAGCGTTGGCTGGCGTCTTCGCAAACGCATCCCTTGGTACATCGGCCCGTTCGGGTTCGACAGCCAATGGTCGTTCCTCAGCCCAACTCGGCGTTTCCACCATTGCTACCACAGCGGCCCTGCCTTTGCGCATTGTCGGTCTGGTGGACCATGAAGGCAACAACGACTACGCATCCGCTGGCGCACACCTCTATGTACGTCTCAATGCTCACTTCAACGCTGGTACTCGGGCATTCGCCTCGCAGACCACTGCTGATTCAACTGGCGTCTAAGGGAGACTGAAACAATGCCTATTTCACGTGCACAGCTCGCTGCAGAGCTAGAACCCGGTCTGAACGCTCTGTTCGGTCTGGAGTATGATCGGTACGACAACGAGCACACGGACATCTTTGATGCCGAGTCCTCTGACCGCGCATACGAAGAAGAGGTAATGCTGGGTGGTTTCGGAACCGCTCCGGTTAAGCCTGAAGGTCAGGGCACTGACTATGACGATGCCCAAGAGACCTACACTGCTCGTTACGAGCACGAAACGATCGCTCTGGCGTTCGCATTGACAGAGGAAGCCGTCGAAGACAATTTGTACGACTCTCTCGCCAAGCGCTACACCAAGGCCCTCGCTCGTGCGATGTCTCAGACGAAGCAGATCAAGGCCGCTGCTATCCTCAACAATGCATTCACAGGTGGCGCCAGTGCCATCGGCGACGGTGTTGCTCTGTGTAGTGCCGCTCACCCAACCCTGTCGGGCAACCAGTCTAACGTCCTCGCGACCGCAGCTGACCTGAACGAAACCTCTCTTGAGCAAGCGCTGATCAACATCGCTGGCTTCCAAGACGAGCGTGGGCTTCGTGTTGCATGCCAAGGTGTCAAAATCATCATCCCTAAGGAACTACAGTTCGTCGCCGAGCGCGTCCTGAACTCTACCCTCCGCCCGGGCACGAATGATAACGACCCGAACGCACACCGCTCCATGGGGATGATTCCGCAAGGTGCCGTTGTCAACCACTTCCTCACGGATACGGATGCATGGTTCATCAAGACGGACATGCCTAACGGCTTCAAGCACTTCACACGAACTGCATTGAAGACGGGTATGGAAGGCGACTTCGATACTGGAAACATGCGGTACAAGGCACGCGAGCGTTATTCGTTCGGCGCGTCTGACTTCCGCTGCGTCCTTGGTACGCCCGGGGGTTAATCCCGAGCTGCCTTCGAAAACAGAAGCCCGAGCCGAGTGGCTCGGGCTTTTTTCTAGGAGAGAATGGAATGGTTATTAAATCAACAGACAAAGGCCCTACGCCAGACTGGACGCAGGAAGAGATTGAAGACTTCGAGCGTCATCTCGAAAAGACCGACCCCGAAATCCGTCGGTATGCGACAGAGAAGCGCCAAGCCGAGGCAAGGGCGCGCGAACTCGCTCGCCTGAGGGAGGTCTACAGAGAACGCAATAAGCAGGCCACTGCCCGCC